GTGTGACTCTAGGCGGCAAACGTTTGGGGTATGTTAGAAATAATAAAGCAGGATCCACTACCATCATTAATTATCTTGGCCAGCTTCTTTGGAATGAGAAACCAACGCACCACAGTGGCACCAATATTCAAAATCATTGTGGAGAAGACTCCTACATCGGGCGTGAGAAAGGCTTTGAATCCTATCATAAAGAACTTAAAGATTGTGAGATAAGAATTGCTGTCTACCGTGATCCAATCGACAAGATCATTAGCGGCTTTTATTATTGTCAGGAATTCAAACCTCATTTGAATAACTTAGATGGATTCTTAGATAACTATAATGAGTACTTAAGAAAAGATAATTACATTAGAATTCATTGCCGAACGAATACAGCCATGCTGGGCCCTGATCCACGGATCTATACCCATGTTTGGAATATGAAAGAGATTGATACCAACCTCCTTCCGTTCCTGGAACAACTCGGTGGGAAAAAGATACAGAAAACAAGGCTCAGAGAACACCGACCACCGATCATTACCCCAGAACAAGAAGCAAAAGCTAAAGAAGTCATGGCTATTGACTATAAAAACGGCTGGTGTAAAGAGTTGATCTCCTCAAAAATATAGTATATTTGTATCTTAAACGGATTTTTCTATGTTACATAAGATCAGATTAGAACCTGGATTAGATAAACAATCCTCAGATACAGGTGCAGAATTTAAATGGGTCAATGCAGATTATGCCCGTTTTCGTTATGGCTTTCCTGAAAAAATTGGAGGATGGCAACAGCTTGTTAGCTCTAAACTTATAGGCGCAGGTCGTGATCAACATACCTGGGTCGATTTAGCCGGTAATCGATACGCAGCCATTGGAACTAATAAATGTCTTTACATTTATTATGAAGGAGCTGTCTATGATATTACCCCGCTGGATACTGGACGTGAACAAACGTCTGCTACCTTTACCTTTGATGGTACAACCACTTTTACAATTACAACAAGCACGGCCCACGGAGCTGATGTAGGGGATATTATTTTATTAGATGCTGTAACCCTTCCAGCGGGAACCGGTTTAACCGATTCAGATTTTGAAGACTCACTTTTTGAAGTGAAGTCTGTACCGAGTGCAACAACGATGACATGTGAATTCACAAGCGCTGGGTCCGCAGCAAGTGGTGGAAGTACCACGGTTAAATTTTATTATGTGATTGGACCGATCAGTCAGGGATATGGGTATGGCTGGGGTACTAATACTTTTGGTGGTATTACTACACCTACAACTCAAACAACAATAAATAATGGAGGAGTTTTAGCAGCCGGTGCAAGCTCTTGTATTTTTACCAGTACAGCTTCTTTTCCTACAACCGCTGCCGGAGGAGGAACGCTTCTTATAGAAAGTGAATTGATTACTTATACGACTAATGATACGGGAACTAATACTCTTTCTGGATTTACTCGAGGAGCAGGGGGAACTAGCGATGTTGAACATGCCAATTCAACTATTACCTATGACGCAACCGATTATGTAGGTTGGGGCAGTGCAAGTACGAGTTCTAATATTGTAATTGAACCAGGTCAATGGAGACTGATTAACTATGGTGAAAATTTAATAGCTTTAATTCATAATAAAAAAATATTTCAATGGGAACCTTCTATTCCTAATTTAGAAGTGAGAGCTGTAGCTATAACCGGCACAGAAGTTCCAACCGCTTCAAGAGATTTAGTTTTATCTACACCGGATCGACACTTGGTATGCATAGGAACGGAAACCACATTACAAACTTCAAGTACCCAAGATGATATGTTTGTGCGCTGGTCGAATCAAAACTCTACAACGGAATGGACACCAACAGCTACGAATACTGCTGGTAGTCAAAGACTTACGGATGGATCTAAACTGATTGGTGGGATTGTAGGAAAGACCGCTGTGTATTTATGGTCAGATACAGCCATGTATACCATGAAGTTTATTGGACCTCCTTTAACGTTTGGTTTCCAACAAGTCGGAACCAACTGTGGAATGTCGAGTCAACACTCTGCTGCTGAAGTAGATGGTATCGCTTATTGGATGGGCCCTACAGGATTTTATCGATTTAATGGTGGTCGTGTAGAAATGATGTCTTGTTTAGTAGAAGACTATGTCTTTGAAGATATTAATTCATCAGCCAACCAACAAATTCATGTCGCTGTTAACGCTCTCTTTGGAGAAATCACTTGGTTCTATCCAAGTAGTGGTTCTGATTATGTCGATCGTTCGGTCACTTATAATTATTTAGATTCCACACCACAAAATCAAATCTGGACGGTATCTTCTTTGGCGCGTTCTACATGGACCATTGAAGGAGTGTTTAGTAAACCTTACGCAACCGAATATAAAAATGCAATTGCTCCAACTTATCCTTCTGTCTTTGGTATTTCTAATGGTGCAAGTTATTATTGGGAACAAGAAAAAGGAACCGATGAGGTCTTTACCGATGGTACGACGAATGCTATTGCAGGTTTTGTTGAATCAGGCGATTATGATATTAGCCGAGAAGAAGGTCTTCAAGGTCAAGGGGAATATATGATGAGGATATCTCGAATCATTCCCGACTATGGAGCTCAAACTGGCGATGCTAAAGTCTATTTAAACACCAAAGCATTTCCTAATAGTGCAGCGGTATCGACTTCCTATACCAGTACTACTGCAACCACACAAATTTTTACACGTCAACGTGCTAGACAGATTGCCATCAAAGTAGGCAATGTCAGTACCGGTCAAAGCTGGAGAATGGGAACCTTCCGACTAGACATTCATGCAGGAGGCCGAAGGTAATGGCAAAGATAGCTGAAGTTATAGCCGATATATTAGGACCTGAGTTTAATAGAGAAAATGTTCAGAATCTAGCAGACAACGTAGGCTCCGTTGTTCAAAAATTAAATACCACTTACCAACAACAATTAACTGATGAGTATGAAGCCTTTACTTTATTCATCAGTTAAGGTAAATTAAGGAAAAGAAGAAATGGCAAATTCATATCGAAATTCTATTGACGTAGTAGCGACTACAAACATTAAAACTGTTTATACATGTCCAGCTGAAACGGTAGCTCTAGTTAAATCTGTTTCTGTGTATAATGCCCATGCATCAGCGACGGCGGATTGGACTTTAACTTTATATGATTCAAGTGCCACAGCTAATGTGGTGTATGCTAAAGCAGCGAGTACTGCAGCGGCAGGTAAAGTAGAATTTTTAGAAGGGGATAAGAGTACAGTGTTAGTTTTAGAAGAGAGTGACGCACTCAAATTTACCACAACAGTAACGAGTGCTAATGTCTCTATTAGTGTTATGCAACAGGATAGAACATAATGTCATTTAAAGAAAAAGGAAAAATTATTGGTCACGTTAATATTGATGGAGAAATGGTTCCTAAATATAGAGGTGATACAGAAATTACTTTAACCAATACTAAAACAGGGAAGGAATATAATTCAGATAAAGAAGCTGATGATGATGTTGCTAAGCCTGCAACAGATACAGTCAAGGAAGATATAAGGAGAGACGTTAAAATTACCGTTCCAAAATTAGTGATGGGTAGTGCGACGTTAAAAGAATAATGGAGCCGAGAGGTGGAACTGAATTACAATTGGCGGAACTTACCAAAAGACTTCCCGCTCATTATTGGGATAAAATTAATCTTACAACTTCTGTTCCTGAAAAAGATCCTTTACAAAAAGGAAAGCTAAATATTTTATGGCTAAAAAATTCTTATGATCAACCCAACGTTAACCCCTGGTTTTCAAAGCCGGAGAACCATGTTAAATACGACTGGTATATTTTTAATTCTCATTGGAGTTTTGAAAAATATAGGCTTTATTTTAATGTGCCTACTTCTCGTTGTCGTGTCATTAAAAATGCACTCCCTACTATTAAGTGGAGACAGAAAACAAGATATAAAAAAGATCAACCTTTAAGACTCATTCATTGCTCAACGCCCTGGAGAGGACTCAATGTTCTCTTAGCGGCAATGCATCATGTAAAGCATCAAGAAATTCAACTCGATGTCTATAGTTCAACTCAACTTTATGGAGATAAATTTAAACAACTCAATGATAAAAATTATGAATCCCTTTACGAGCACGCTCGTCAAATGGATAATGTAAATTATATTGGATACGTTCCTCACAAT